TCAGTTGGAGAACCAACTAGAGTTATGTCTTGTTTTAATATTCTTTCGAAATCTTGTGCCATAGAATTATCCTAATTATACCATTTTATTGTTTGATTGTCAACTACTTCTTATAAAGCAATTGCCATTGCAACAGCAAACCCATTAGATGCTTTAGCATCAACTTGAGTTTGAATATTGCTAGTTACTCCATCTAAGTAACCATATTCAGTATCATCTACTGAACCATCTCCTACTAAATTAGCATTTAATCTAGCACTTGAATCTATTGTCGCTTGTTTACTATTTATCTGTGTTTGAGCATTAGAAGATAAAGTATTTATATACTGAAATTCTGTACTTGTTACTGTACCATCTGCAATCTTAGTTGCATCAATTGCTGCTGCTGCTTTAATATTAGAATCTGCTAAATTAGTAATTGAATTACCTGTAGCATCTACATCAATAGTTTTATTTGTAAATGTAGTTGTACTACTTGCTGTAACACTTGAGTGAGGTTGAGAATCTACATAAGTTTTAATAGCTTTAGCAGAAGCTAAAGTATCATCACTTGCAGAAACTGCTGTTAAATTTGTATCAAGAACACCTGAAGCTAAATCTGCTACTTCAAGATTTGTAATACTATTACCAGTACCATTTGCATCTATTGTTTTATTTGTAAATGTAGTTGTACTAGAAGCTGTAACATTAGAATGTGATTGTGAATCTACATAAGCTTTAATTGATTGTTGTGATGCTGCAGCTATAGCTGAATCAGAAGACATAGTATCTTCATCTAAGAATGCTGTGCCACTAAGAGTACCATTTAAAACTGGACTTGTTAATGTTTTAGCTGATAAAGCTTGAGTATCAGTTAATGTAGCAACTGTTGCATCAATTGCAATATCATTTGCATTTGCAGTAATACCTGTTCCACCAACAACATCTAAAGTAACAGAACCTGAAGTACCACCACCTGTTAAACCATCACCTGCAGTTACACCAGTAATATCTCCTGCTGAAACTTGAGTAGCAACATATGCTTTAATTGATTGTTGAGATGCAACTTTAGTATCTGAATCAGATGCAAAATTATCTTCATCTAAGAAAGCTGTTCCACTAATATCTGTATTAATAACTGGGCTTGTAAGAGTTTTATTTATTAAAGTATCTGTAGTAGCTTTACCAACTAATGTATCTGTTGAAGTAGGTAAGGTTACTGTTCCAGTATTTGAAATACTAGAAATGATAGGAGTTGTTAAAGTTTTATTTGTTAAAGTTTGTGCTGTATCTTTATCAACAACGACTGCTGTATCAATTGCAAAAGTCATTGTTTGAGCTGAACCTACAGTATCAATACCAGTACCACCAGTTAAAGTAAGTTCTTGAGTATCTAAATCAATTGATTGATTACCACCAGTATCACCTTCAAAATCTAAATCAGCACCACCAACTTGTGCATCAACATAAGTTTTAATTGCTTTAGCACTAGCTAGAGTATCATCACTTGCAGATACTGTAGTTAAATCTATATCTACATCTGTAATAGTAGTAGCTGTTCCAATAGCTAAACCATCTAATGTTACTGTACCATTAAAGTAAGCATCTTTAAATTGTTTAGCTGCTGTTCCTAAATCTATATCATTATCTACTGAAGGAATAATTAATCCATCAGAAACTTTAAATTGTTGTGTAGCTGCTGCACCAACTTTAATAGAAAATTCTAATTCATCACTTGTTGTATTTACATTAATTTTATTTAAAGGAGTAGCTAAATTAGCATCACCAATCAATCCAATTACTGGACCATTAGCTGCTGTACCATCATGTTTATGTCCTGTAGTATTTACAAATGCTGAAACAATAGCATCAAATTCATTATTTAAATCTACTGCATCTATTGTAAGAGTATCTACAATTTCTGCTGCACTCTGTCGTATATATCCTGCCATATTATCTTCTTCCTCCTGCTATAAATGAAACAAATAAACCATTGACTGCATATGCAGCATTAGTATCATCGCTAAAAAATCTAAAGTTATTTGAAAAACCACTTCCTGTTACTATCATTTTCTTACTTGGTAATGTTACTGCACCATATGTTCCAGTTCCGAATACTGCAGAACCATATAAAGATGTAGAGTTTAAAGAACCTACATTAACTGCACCAGGTTGAGGTACATCTGTAGATTCAAAATCATATCTGATTCTCATCTGTAAATCTGGTTGTGTTCCTTCTGGTTTAATATTTGCTTTAACTGCATAAAGACTTTTTCTTAAACCATTATCACCATAATCCATATCAGGTGTTTGAAACTTTGCATTAATATTTGTTGTATCAAAATTGTCGCCTGTATCTATTTCGTAGACATAACCATTTTCATTTGCACCAAATTTAACTTCTTCGTTCTGAGGGTTTAATTCAGAAGAACAGAATTTTAAATCCATTCCTATTGATTGACTCCACTCAAAAGCAGGAACTCCATTTTCATCAAATTTAAAAGTTCCAATAATTCCTTTTTGTGCTGATTGTCCTTGACCTGACTGATGATAAAATAATCTATACTGACTTTTTTCTCTAATCACCATACTAGAAATAGTATATTGTTGAATGTTTGTTAGTAAAGTATTTATTAAAGGTAAAATCTTTCTACTAATAGAACCTATTTCAATATCGTCAATTCTAGCTGTACCAGCAACTGTTCTTAATCCATCAGGTGCTAAGAAGATTAAATCTCCTCCAATCTCCTGAATTGAATTTCCACTTACACAACCTATATTTTTAGTTATAGATTTAAGTATAGGGGTAGAATCAAGACTTGTCAACTCAAATATACTATTTTTACAGAATATAATTAAGCTATTTCTAAAGACTTTAATCCCTGTAATAATATCTCCAACATCAATTTCTCCTGCTGAACTACCTTCAAAATCATAAGGCTTTAATCTAGTACTATAAGCTACTGTACTTGTTGAGCTTGATTGTCCTGCTACTATTAATCTTTCTGAAAATATACTACAAACACTAGGATTAATTGGAGCTGGAGCTACTAATTCTTCAAAGTAATAAGTATTAACACCACTTGAAACTGTTATTTGAAACTCTCCAATTTTGTTTACTCCATCAGTAATATATAAAGTACCATAAGCACCATCTGATTCATAGACATCAAAGTTATTATTTGTTTGATTACTTCTTAAAATAGTTGTTGCACTAGATAAAGCTGCAGCAAGTACTCCACTTTTCTTTACAACTTGACTTGAAGCTGAAGCAACTACATTACTATCTAATGTTAATAATATATTACTTGTTATAGATAGTACTCTATAATTAATACTATTAATTTGTATTCTATCATTGACAGCAAATTCAGTTGTAAAAGCTGTTCCTGTTCCTGTAACTGTTGCTGCACCTGCAGTAATTGCAACTGTGCCTGTTTGAGCTACATAAGTATCTTTATTAACTTGAAGCCAAGTGATACCATCATTTGACCAATAAATTCCTGAACCTTGACAAGCAAGGACTCCACCTGCATAAGAAATTAATCCTGTAATTGCATCTGAAATATTTCCTGTTGGTGATGTAGCTGAACCTGCACCCCATTTTGTATATCCATTAATTCTTCTGTAACCACCTGTTGTAGCTGATTCAAAATTTTCTAATATAGTTGCAGCACCTGGTGTTCTAAATAAAGCATGACTACTTGATACTAAATCTAATCCACCTGCGACAGTAATGGAAGCTCCTTGTGTTGGCATATTTTATTATCCTATGGTAGTAAGTAACTAAATCTTACATCCGACATATATTGTGGTTGTGGCGAATTTAAATTATCAGCCATACTCTGTAAGCCTTTTTTATATTCATCTAAAGCTAACTGCGATTGAGCAATGTTATCTTTAAATTGATATAAATAATATCTAGCTCTTGCTAGTAAAACTGGTTTGTATTGTTCTGGGAATAAAACTGTATCTGTATCTGCTGCTAAAGCAGTAGGTCTATTATATGCAAAGAAATGTATATTATAAATTTTATCTGGTATTGGAGATAATCCAAATCTTCTACCATCAGAACTTCTTATAAGTCTTAATGGAGTAGCATAGGAACTCGTTCTTGCATTTTCTTCTTCTGCTGAAGAATAAGAAGTTCTCCATGAAGATAGAGTTGTAAAAGCTAATTTATTATTTGTGTAAGGTGAGTTAGTATCGACAAGAGTAAACATAGTCCAGTTTACTGAATCAAAATCTGCATCTATATTTGCTGAACCAGCTTTACATAGATACCATCTTTGTCCAACTACTGTTGGTACAATTGTGTTTCCAAAATAAGGGTCATCAGGAACATCAGAACTTAACCAAGACCAATCATCTACTGCATCAGCAATATCAAAGTAAGCTCTGTTAACAACATTAGCTACTTGTTTTTGTATTCCAACACCTGTAGCAACTGTAGTAACTTCTGGTTCATTCAGTTCTACTAATAATTCATTGACTAATGTTTTATAATCTTTTGCCATGTAATAGTTTATACCTTTAATACTTTAGGATTTTTAATCCTATAAAATTTTTTAAACTATTATTGCAATGAGTAAAATAATACCAAAGACAATAACAAATCTTTTATGGTCTCTCCAAATACCTTTTAATTCCATAATAGATAATTTTAAATTGCTGTTCATAATAGTTCCTTTATAGTTAAAAGGCAGGGGATATTTCTACCCCCTACCAATATTAAGTTATTAAGTTACTGTGATAATACCAGCACCAACTGATAATTTATCTAGTACTTTTCTTCCATATACATGAAGACCTCTTACTTGGTCAGCAAATGTAGTTGGGCTTCTGAAAGACTCAACTGTATTCATTGCATTCGCACAAGAAGTACTTCTCATATGTCCAAATAGAACTGATGCGTTACCTGCAGAGTCTTTAACATTATTAGATTTGTACATAGCAAATCCTCTAAGTAGACCTGAAGCAACCAAACCATTTCTTAAAGAACCTTTACCTGCATTGTAATCAATGGATAAAAGTTTAGAAGAAGTATCTGATAACGAGTTGTAAAAGTCAGGAGCTGCAACAAACCATCTGTTTTCTTCAGGGTTGTCTTTTTCATCCATAACTTGTGCACATGAACTCATAAAGTTCAATGGGTCAGTACCTGCTACATGATTAATAGCAATAGGAGCTGCGATTGCACCAAAGATAAGTTTAGAAGCTGCAACACCACCTACTGCTAAAATAGGAGTCAACGAATCTGTTGTTGAACCTGAATTAATAGCTTGTGTGTACATATCCAAAAGTACTTCAGTATCCATTGTATCTTTTAGTTTGTAACCTGCGTTATTAGATGCAGTATCTGCAAAGTTAATATGACCGAATCTTTTTTCTAAAGAATCAACTGCAAAACTAAAGTAGTTTGCTTTGTCGATTGTTAGAACTAATTCATTGTCAGTTATTGCAACATCTGTTGTAGCTAGTCCTCTAGTATAAGCAGCCACAGTCATTTGTGGTTCTTTTACTATATTAACAGTATCGCCATAGGATTTTATTTCTCCCATGTAATCTGTGTTACAGATTGCTTCTACTGTAGATGCTTTTCTTAAAGCCATCCATACTTTTTTACTATATATTTCTGGAACCCAAAACGAATTTGCTTGTGTTCCTGC